CCGCTTGATAATTTCTTTTGTCGGGACTTCAATGTCCACCTTTTCACGCTCAGAAATTTCTACGAGTCCTTTGCTAAAAAGATTCTCAGCGCGCTGCACTTCCGCTTCCCACTTGTCACCGACGCGACGGTATTTGTTTTCTTTCAAATCGGTAAATCCCTTAATTGCTATGACTACCATAATTCTTTTTTGTACTGTTTTAGTGCTTCGTAAGCCTCTCCTTTAAATGTTGGCACGGCTTGGTTGTCAAACTTCCAAGCAGCTAGCATGGCAATAGCAACTTTTGCATCATCCTCGCACTCCCCGCCAGAAACAAAGGTAAGTTTCAGTCCGTCAGGTGCGGTAACGTCTAGGTAATTGCCTTTTAGTTTGTAATTACTTATCGTCTCGTCCTCGTGATTCTTTAAACTCACAAACTCGCTTATTGGCGCAAATGGAACAGCGTAGTTTCCTTCCCAAAAAACCGCCGACACCACAACGTTGGAAGCGGCAAACACGCGGCCACAAAACCGCTCGGCCTCGACACGGGCGGCAACGCAATAACGGGCAATTGCCGAATCGTGGTCTTCAAAGTCAATTCCTAACAAGGCTTTGACCTCGGCAACCGTCGCAGGTTCTACCGCGTCTTCTGTTAATGTCCGTGTTACTTCTATGCCGTACCGTTCCATGTGTTTTGGGAAATTGGGTCAAATCAAACGACTTGACCCAATGAGGAGAAAAGCTAAACTAAAACTAAATTAACCAACGATAGTAAAATTACCTTTGCGATAGGCATCGGCGTAGTAGTTAGAAAGCAAGATACTTTCCTCTACGCGGATTGTAACAATGTTCTTTTTGAAGTTGTCGCCAGCTTCTTCCGACAAACGAACAGTAAGCGCCTCTTCAACGAACAATTCTGATTTACTGAAATCACCAATGAAAAATTCGCCTAAGCCAACAATGTCAGTTTCGATAATTGGTACACCTAATAGGCTCATGCCGTCAGTAGTGACAAGACCCGGGTAAGTAAACTCGCCCGTGCTGGTCTTCATGATGAGCATATCAGCGGCGTCCACAGGGTCGGCCAAAATCGCGCTAGGTCTAAACTTGGCGCGGCGCAATTGAGCGCGGGCGTTCACCAACTTGCTGTAATGGTCGCTATCCTCAGCAACAGCCCCGTTAGGCACGTATGCCGTAGCGATAGTTTTTAAGCCTTCGATTTCGTTTGTACCTGTTCCAATCATTAAGGCGTTGTCTTCAAAATCCAACAACTTTTGAATGGCATGGCGTTGGATAAAGGCGGAAAGCCAGTCAATACGGCGAAGCATTTGGCGCGATACATCGACAAATCCCGCAATGGTTTGCGGCGTATAGGTCTTGGTATCGGTAGTGTAGTCGATTTGGCTTTTAAGCGTCCCTTCTGTTTGGTAGGCAATTGAACCTTCTTTATCTCGGAAGATTGTTTGCGTCATTGAACCAAATCCAACCTCTAGGGTAGTAGTAGGAATCAAATCGCGCAAACGCAAATCACGGTACAAAGGCTGAACAATTGTGTTAGAATACTGAGTGCGTGGCAAAAGCGCACCTGATGCAACGTTGTTTGCAACAGTCATTGTGCCAACTGATTTGGTTTCAATTTGCATCGACCCTTGCGTTGCCTTTTTGTCGGCAATTCGGTTGATTTGTTCAGCGCCCGCCAACAATCCTTTGTGAAACGCCTCGTCAAAACGCTCGCCGCGTTCTGCCTCAACACGCAACTTTTGATTTTGCGATTTAAGCGCGTTGATTTCGTTTTCAAAGATTTGATTTTTTTCCTCAAACTCGCGGACTTTGTCCAATGCGTTTTTGGTTTGAGTAATGAGTGTTTCGTCAATTTGGCGGCTGTCCAATTCTTGCGCTACGCCTTTTTTGAGAAACTGCTCTAATTCGGCCTTAATTGCCGCTACTTCCTGATTTTGTTCTGCCATTACTTTAATGCGTTTGAGAGTTCGTGTAAGAATTTATTTTTATCAAAGACGGCGGCGGTCGGCTGAGTGACAGGCGGCTCAGTGGTATTGCTCTTGATTATCTCTGAAATAGTGTCGTGTAATTTTTGAAGCTGTACGAATGTTTCGTCGGTGTACGTACCTTTTTTGAGTGCTTTTTGAAGCGTCAAGATATAGTCCTCGGCTTGTTCCAAGGACTTAACGCCCGTTAGCGGGGTATTTTGATTTGCGCCCCACGTTTGCAAAGAACTACCTTCCCACAAACGCACCTCTAAAAGTAGGGTTGATCCATCCTCCTGCACCTTGATTTTGTCATAGATGTAATTGATACCTACCGAATGTTCGGTAATAATCCCATCCATGCACATTTTTAGAAAGTCTTGCCCTGCCGTGTGACTACCAGCTTTTGAAACGTAAGCCAATCCAGTGGCATCGGCGTACAATTCTTGAAGCACGGCGACGGCGTTACGGCGGTCGTGGTCTAACAAGTGCTTGATGCGCGGCTTTTGCGATTTTGGGCCGTTTTCAATAATCGACTTATTGAAGCAATCGGGCGTGAAAATATCGCCGTCGCTGTCAACCGTTCCAAAGTTTGCAAAGTAGCCTTGAACAATCCCCTGCACGGTGTCAATATCCTTGAAATGCAGCGATGTTGACTTATATATCTGCGGTGCGCTCATTCTTTTTGAAAAAAATTTCAATAAAAATGCACATATATTTTTTGTGGGCTGGTTTGTTTGCTGTACTTTCGTGGTAAGTATTGAAAATATCGGAAATAGCGGATATTTCGGAAACTAAAACACTAATCACATGGAGAAGGTAATTACAGCGCAGTATTTGGTAGATGAGTTTGGCTACAAGAAAAGTACGGCGGCGGACGCTATCGCAAAAACCAAAAACGCCTTGGGCAAACCTGCAAAGGGTGGCATTTTGTTAGTCTCTGAATTTTTGGAGTACCATAAAATCAAGCCAAAAGGTATGCCAGAGCAATCGACAACGAGAAAGATAGGTCAAGACGCGGCGCTATCCGTGCTTTTGCAGAAAAGCAACAAAATATCCGTTACTTTGCGGCTTGATGTAGGGGTAAATTACCGCGTATCGTATTTGTTAGGCGGCGGGGTGGCTACTGTATTAGGCACGTTTGCAGGATTCACAAGTGGGCTATCAGGTGCGGCAGGGCTAACGGCTATCTTTGCAGTTCCTGACCCACGAGAAGACGAAAAGCCTATTTACTTGGTGTATGACGAAAAGGGGAACGTTAGAACGAATGACTACAAAGTCGAGTCTAGCGGCATAATTGGCTACGTCAAAATGATTTTGCCTGTAAAAACTATTGGGATTCCCGTTTGTAATATTGTTGATGTGTCTTAATCCTTATTCTACTGGAAATGAGGTTGTTGCAGTTCTTGGTTCGCACTTTCGGGCTTTCTATGCCTACCATAGTTAAAAAATATGTAACCGCTGGCGAGTGGTCGGAAATTGAGAAGGTTGTAAAATCGGTTCGCTAATCCCTCAACAATTCAGCAATAGCTTGACCGATTAGCCCAATCGACGGAGAGGAGCTTTGAGCCACTGGAACGGATTCTTTAGGAATATAAGCACAGGTGCATCGACAATTACAAAGGTTTGATGCACCGCCCTTTGGGTCGCCGGGGTAAAGCATTTTTGCGCCACCTACGGTAAATTCATCGGTAAGCCCTACCTTTTTGCCTTTCATATCCGCGTGCCAATCGCGCTGCCGCCCATCAATGCGAACAAGCCAAAGTTTTTCTAGGTCAATTCCTGCGTTTTTGGCAGTGATATATTGGCCGTGGTTAGCCGCCGAAGTGGTTTCAGTTCTTGCAATTAGTAGCGCCCTATTTCTTGAAAATTGGCCGCCTAACCTTTTTCGGATTAACTTTGCCGCGTCACGAACGGATAGGCGATTTTGAGCGGATTCCGCCAACACTTCTTTGACCTGCCGCCGCGTTGTTTCGGTGATACTGGTAATGTGCGCACCTGCAACGGTTAGCGCATAATCCTGCATCTGCCTGTCAAACGCCTCTGAAAAAAAGCCCGCAACAAGTCCCGACGCGTTTTTTTGCTTGTCGAACTGCGCCTTCTGAAAGTCCCGAAACTGTCTGCCAACCCGAACAAACACCGCCGAAAACGTTTCAGCTATTGGCTTTTCAAGAATCAGGTTTGTTAAATCCAACTCAGTCGCAATAATCCCGCGCAAAAGTACGGCGCTAATTACCTCTTTCAATTGCGAATTAATCACATCCTGAAAAGCACGAAAAACAAAGCGTTCGGCCTTGGAGTACTCCGTGCTGTACGATTGGTAGTACCTATCTTGTTCTTGCTGCGTCATACAATGCTTCCGTCGTTAGGGATGTTGTCACCTAATCCAATCATGCGCGAAGGCGTTAGCCCTGAGGGTATCATATAATCATCCAAAATGTCTCTATATTCTGCCCGTGGGTCTTCGCCCCATTTCATCACCGATCGTTTTTCTCTCCAAGTTGCATACGGCTGCAATTGAAGTGCCTCAGCCATCGCCTTTTGGTCTTGTTGCATTTCGGGAAGCATCGTAATATCGTAGTCAATCACATACTTTTTGCCCTTTGCGGCGGGAACAAAGCTGTTGATAATGTCGCGCAATGCCGCTAGTTCAGGCTCTACCGCGTCCAAAATTGCGGCTCTTTTGGCCTCGTTCTTGTTTGCGTAGGTCTTATTTGTCGGGTCGTTGAATATCTCACTAGGCACGCCGTAGCCGTCACAAAAACTGCGAAGGGTGAACAGTCGCCCGTCAATCATTTTTAAATCTGCGGGAGAAAGCCCCAATTGGTGTACGTCGATAGCGGACGATGTGACAAATGGCTCTTTGCTTGCCTCTCGCCACTTTGATTTCAAAGCCTCTTTTAATCCTACGCCCTCCTCGTACCCCATTTGATTGACCGAACTTGCGGCGGATGAAATTAAATGCGCTGGCCCCGAATTTTGCGCCTGCTTGATGGATTGCAGCGCGTACTCGTTTGATTCCTGAGCTAACCTAAGCATGGCCGCAAGTGGCGACAGTCCGCGCAAATTATTTCCGTCGCTTGCGTGAATCGGATTGAAATACTTGGAGTGCCTTACCTGTTCTTTGGTTAGAGACTGCCGCGTATTGCCGCCAGTCCAAACGTAGCCATCCACCGCCAAATAGCTTTTGCCTAACACTAACTCGATGTCTTGCGGGTGAAGCGGGTAAATTTCCAAAGGAACGCCCCCCACACCGTCGGTTTTGTACAAAAAACTTTCCCCCAAAATAAGGCGAAACCCCACCATGAACTGCACAAGTTCAGAAAACGACATGGTTTCATTTGGCTTGTCAAGCAACTTTTGCAGATAGTTGTTTTTATCATCAATGGGCTTTAGTGCTTTGGCGTGCAAAATTTGAGCCGTCATAAGTGCGGCGGGCGTCATTGCATCCGACGAAACAGCCTTGTATTGCTTGTACGCATTCTCGTCCACAACTTCATACACATACCAAGGCACTACTGACGCCTTGCGAATAATCCAACTAATCACCGCGTAAATTTGGCCGTTGGTTAAATACCCGTCGTTGATGTAGCTATTTGCGTCGTACTTAGAAAGCACTAGTTGCCCATTGACGTACTGGTATTGCAATTGACCCGTAGGCGCCCCGCTGCCAAAAAGTGCTGACCAAAATTTCTGAAAAATGTTCATATCTTAGAAAAAGAAAAAGTCTTTTTTGCTCAAATCAAAATATTCGCGCATCATAAACGCGTCCATCATGTCGGGAGATTCCCCGCTTAATGCTACTTTCATAGCCTCTTTTGGAATTATTCTTAGCTTCCCGTCGTGGTCAACTTTATCGCGCTTGATTGCCTTCCGCTCGTGCATCATCCGTTGTCGTACCGTCATTGACTTGTCGTACATTTTGTTAGCTACATACTCGGAAATAGTGTACTCGCCCCGAGAAACAGCCATGCCCGAACGGTAGAACAGTTGCGTTTTTAAGTTGGCGTAATTCTCCTTTGTTCTCTTGCCATTTGAATCGGTTACATCCAAAGGTGGAGCGCCGCCGTGAAACGGAATTGCCCCCACTAAAAAACCATCCACGAATCCGCCCACGCCATCGGCATCAAAGATAATTTTATTATTTGGAACTTGGTACTTTTTGGCAATACCCGCAATAACGGAAATAACTTTTTTACCGTCGCTTACGGGTATAATCTCAATATCGGCCAAATGTTTCCCTTCCCAATATTTCACGACAAACATATTAGACCCACGAAGGGCAATATCGGCTGTGATAAATTTTTCCTTTGTTTTGGCCTCGTAAACATTGTTGAACATCCCTAAAAAGTCAGAATAGTTGTAAATGTCGTTACTGTTAGGTACGTGTTTCCAATTGCCCTTAAAAAGCTGATTTTGCGTTTGTTCGTCTTGGCTTAATAGGTTCGCTATATAGTTGGGGTCTTTTTCGAGGAGCTTTTTATTATCATAAACCGACCCCGAAATAAACGTAGCGGACTTGATAAAGTTATCGGCTTGAAGTCCTGATTTCTCAATCATTTCCTCTAAAAAAAACCACGCTTTTTCTTTGACCTCATCTAGCGTATCGCCCCAAATATAATCGCTGCCATTCTTGATGAAATACCTAACAACCCCGTCACGCTCAGGGATAGGGAAGCCCGTTTCTTGGTCTATCCACCATTCTATGAACTTGGCAACCCATGAATCCGGGTCAGGGTTACAGGTAGCCCGAACGTAAGGTTTTACCCCGCAAGCCGAACGGTTACGGGTGATAAGGTAAAAAAACATCGACTCCGAAAAGTGGGTCAACTCGTCAAATCCGATAAACGGAATTTGCGACCCTTGCCAGTCGAGTTTATTTTTTTCGTACTCTAAGTGCGAGAATTTTATTTTGTTTCCATGCTGAAATACCCATTCAAGCACTGATTCGCGCGGCTTTGCTCCTGCGTGTGGGTATAGCGTCATTGAGGTATCCCAAAGCCCTCCTTCGTTGCGAATTTGTGGACTAGTACGGCGAAAAATAACCCCTCCAAAGCCTTTAACGGTATTCAGGTGGCGCAAAGGTTCTAACAAAAGCACAAAGGTTTTCCCAAGACCTGCCGCCCCTCCGCCAATGACAATATCAGCCTTGGAAGACAAAGCCTTCATTTGGTAGCCTTCCTGCGGCCTAATGACGTTATGTGTTGCCTGTGTCGCGGCCATTGTCGGGAAGTTGGAAAATGGTTACGGTTTGTAGGGGTTCGCCGTTTTTGCCTGTCAATTCAATTCTTTTTGATAGCCTACCTTTTGCTTCTAATATGGACTTAACGGCGTCTTTAGGGTCGTGAAGCTCAATTTCAGTAGCTACCAACTCAGCAACTATATCAGAGTCATCTTCCTTGTCTGCTATAACGCGCTTAGTTTGCTTTATCTTCTTTATCAATCCAATGTTTTGCCTAGCCTCTGAGCTTGTTAAATCCACCATCCCATCAACCGTCAAAAATGGTTCAAAGCTGCCTCTACCCCATTCGGTTAATTTTATCATTCCCTCGTTCTCTGACATTATCCTAGTTTCGCAAAGGATGTCAATAACTTTGGCTATCTTGGGTTTTCTTAGGTTCTCATGAGCAATTTCATCGTCTGAGCGCTCAGAGTATCCAGCATCACGCGCAGCCTTTGCGCCGTTAAAATGCTTGATATACTCAAAACAAAAAGCCCTCTCTTTTCTAGTAAGGGCATTTAGCATTTCATCAAGATTATCTTTTTGCTCGTTAATCTCGTCCATACAAAAAAAGGCGGGTATATCCCGCCCCGATTAAAACAGTGAAACTTTTGCTCGAAACTTGTTGACCATCGTTCCCGTACCAGCGTAAACGATTCGCCATGAGGTGAAGGCATTATCAACGGCAAGTACCTTAAAAGAAGTCGTTGCGGCGGCTACGTTAGTAACAGTATAAGCAGAACCGACCGTTACCCAGTCCGTCCCATCAATACTACCTTGAAGCGTCGCAGTACCGCCAGCCGTTCCGGAAGTTTTGGTAAAGGTGACCACAAAAATAGCCAACTTCCCCTTACTTGTACTAGGCGTAAAAAGCGTATCCGTACCTGCATCGGTAACGGTAAGTTCAGATGCTCCTGAAATCGCGCCAGAAGTGGCACGCGTGGCTTTTAACTGAATTTGCGCGCTGGCTGAAAAGGCAAGCACGAGGAAAGAAAACAAGAAAACTAGATTTTTCATTTGCAAATGATTTGTTTTAAAATTTTGGCGTGAATATAGGAACTTATTTTTGAAAAACAAAAAATGTGGGCAGGTCAGGACTCGAACTTCACCAATTTGGATACCTCCCCGTTAATCTGTATCAAAGTTAAAAATATTTTCAAAAAAAATCAAAAAAAGTTTGGAAGTTATCCTAAAAGGTACTACCTTTGTAATACCAAGTTAAGGGAATAACAATCTAAACAACTAAAAAGATGACTACTACAAACACTCCTGCAATTTTTTCAAACCTTATGACCTCTTTTGGAGGTCGCAACGCTGCTCTTATTATGAGCGGTAAAATGTCAATGGCGAAAGCCTTTGACTTGGTATTCGGCGAAGATACGGAGAATAACGGATGGACTGGCCGTACGCTCACCCGCCACCCTTCGTGGGAAGAGGCAAAGCAGTTGGATGGCGAATACTTTACCTCCTCATGGGGATGGAAGTTTCCCGACGGGTCATGCTTGTATCTCACCCCTGGACAGGTGAGTAACACCGTTAGTATTTCTTGCTAGAAATGGACAGGGGCGCGACTGTAACGCGCGGAAACTTCTAACCCAGCCGCAGGGGTAAAGACGGCACTTAAACAATGAGAGAATATTTTGCAGGGGCTTGCCTACTCGCAAGCACGGGTTGCGCGGTGGCGTGGATTGTCACCGAGGATTACCGAGCCTTTTTAGGCGGCATGGTTTTTGGTTGGGCGGCAGTAATCGCCGCCATGTGGAGAGTCGTAGAGAAAGGAGGTAAAAATGATTGACGGTTCACAATTGCGGGCACTAAGAGAGGCGGCGGGACTGTCTCAAACTCAACTTTGCGAAGCTATGGAAATCACGGCTGGCAAGGGTTTTATCTCAAAAATCGAGAATAATCGCAAAAAAGTAGGTCTAAATTTGGTCGAAAAGTGGGCAACGGCGTGCGGATTCGACGCAAAAGTCATTTTTTCGCCCAAAAATTAGGGCAAAAAGCACGGTTTTTTGGTGAAAAACAGCTAAAAAAGCCTCAAAAATGAGGGTAAAAAGCACTGGAAAGCGGGTATTTTTGCCCGTTTTTTTGTGTTTTACGAAAAGCGTCAAAAACTCGTTTTTAGTAGTGTAATAGATAAGTTGTTGATAATCAGCGTTTTAACCATTACACTAATTACACTAAATTACACTACTTTTTGATAGAAGTGTAATGCCGTAACTCATTAGAAATCAATGGCTTACTTTCAACTATTACACTATTACACTTCTTTTAAGAAAAAAAGTATATAGAAAAAAAAATTTTTTTTTTAGAGAGACAGAAAAAAAAATATTTTCTCTAAAAAGTTTTTTTGCAAAAAGTAGTGTAATAGTGTAATAATTTCGCGTAACTCACTCAGTAGCATTGAATTAAGCTATTACACTAATGGAAAACGAAGTGTAATGTAGTGTAATAATTTTGATGGCGTTTTTTGTAAGTGACTGATTTTAAGGAGTTTGTGAAATATTTTTAAAAAAAGTAGTGTAATTGTTTGGATGTTATTGTTTTTGGTATTACCTTTGAATATCGAATAACGATAAACAAAATGAGCACTTGCTTCGTAGTACGCGATACTTACCACCCACAAGAAGATTTAGATCGAAATTGGTCTGCATCCATTGGTGGATGGGATATTGGTGATTTTGTAGGAAGCATCTACTAATCAGCAGAAGAAGCTCAAGCCGATTGGGATAAGTGGCACGATGGTGACGCTCCAAAGCGCGAATTTCGCTACCACCCTGCACACGGCTCTTTCGTGCCAGTACACTACGAAGGATTAGGCGCATATTGTTTAGACGCTGAGACGCTAGAAGAGGCTATTAGCGAAGCGGCTGGATTCTCAGACGACTTGGCCTGTACTAGCGAAGCTGGAGACGGTCATTTTTACTCATGGCAAGTAGTTAGCTTCCACAAGGTGCGGGAAGTAAAATATGTTTTCGAGTTGAAGTATTAACCTACCAACGCTGTGCTATCGGCGACACGGGCGAACTGACCTATGACCCCAATAAAAGACCAACTCCGCTCGGCACGAATAGCCGCGAACCTCTCCCAAGGTCAGTTAGCCAAGATACTAGGCGTATCGCGGCCTAACGTCTCCAACTGGGAGAGTGGCAAATACGACAACCCTAGTACAAAGCTCATTGAGCAATGGGTGCAAGCGACTGGGGGTAAAGTGGTGATTGAAAAATGACAATCACAAACGATACAAGTTGGCTAGAAAAGGCCACTTGGAGACAAGAAAACAAACAATGGCTCGAAGTCTCGGCAAAAGTAGCAGTCCGAATACTGAGAGCAAAAGCGAAAAACAAACTGCTTGAACTAGGCTTTACCCCTGACCAGGTGGAAAGGATTGTCAAGGGGCAAATGAGGCTAACGGAGCAGGAGGTAGAGAGGATTTTGGAGGCGATAGAAGCTAAAACCAAACAACAAGATGAAAAACATTGATTTAATACTTGAAAAAATGGCAGGGGAATTGAGTTCTTTAAACTACGATTTCCTAACAGAAAAAGAGCTCAATAGAGCCCACAGATTTTTACAAGACTTATCTACTAGAAGCAAGTCAATGAAGAACAACCAAATGTTCCTTGACCGTCCAGAATGGGCGGAAAAGCATTGCTCAGACATAATAAATGGGCTAAGAAGCTACTTAGACTCCCTAAAATTAAAAATAAAGAAAAGAGAAACCATTCCAAATTGGTATATTCAAAATAAGCTATAAAAGAGTTGTGGCATTGCATAGATAAAATAAATCTAACAAACCTTTGGAATTATGAAACACATTTGCTATGTTTGCAATGCTCAATTACAAACAGGTGGCGAAAGCTGCCTCCGACAACGTGTCGAGGCTTTTTTGTTGCCCTTATTGTCTATACGATAGATTCCGCAAGAGCGGTGTCGTCGCTACCGTGAAGGTTTGAAAACCTTCGCCCCTGTTTTGTGGTTGAGCAACGGTATGTGTCGGCACCGCTCTTTTTATTTTGACTTATCACGAAGGTAGGTATATGTTTTAATGCTCAAAACAAAACACAATGCAAGTAGAAACTATCGCGTCTATCAAAGACGTAATCTCCACAACAACCGCGCTATTAGCTACAAAGCGCACAATCAGCGAAGTGTTCCTCTATTATTTCGCTTCGACGATGTTTACAGGACTTCCCGAAGATGCCCGAATGGATGTAACGTATTCGAACACGCTACTCAACGACCTGTTGGACGATTTGTTTATCGAAGAATTTTTGAAAGGACAAAACCCAAACGAAAACTAGCCATGAACAATCTAACTACCACTTCCGAAAAAATGTCGAGCAAACGCATTGCAGAAAAGACGGGGAAAACTCACTCAAACGTATTGCGAGACATTCGCCAAATGATTGAGGAACTTAGAAAAGTACATGACTCAAATTTGAATGATTCTGAGTATCAACAAGTTATAGATAATAGAGGTTACATAAGTGAAATTCTCCTAAACGAACGTCTCAGCCTTTGCCTAGCTTCTGGCTACTCGGTAACGTTGCGGATGGCAATAATCGACGACTGGGCGGCAATGAAGGCAAAGCAATCCGAACCAAAATCGAGAGAGCAACTACTAGCCGAATCGTTCCTACTAGCACAGCAAGTATTAGCCGAACGCGAACAACAAATTAAGCAACTGGCACCAAAGGCGGAGTTTACGGATATAGTTTTGAAGTCCACCACCTGTCACACGGTTACGGAAATAGCCAAAGAACTAGGCATGACCGCACAGGAGCTAAACAAGAAGCTATGTGATAGGGGTGTACAGTTCAAGCACCGTGACCATTATGTATTATACTCCAATTACGCCAACAAAGGCTACACCGACACGGAAACAGTGCCTTACATCGGCACAAACGGTGAAACGATGACGCGAATACAAACAGTTTGGACGGAGTACGGACGGGTGTTTATCCACAGTCTGTTTAACTCTCAGCTTAGTTTCTCAAAAGTGCAACGAGTAGCGTAATACAATCTAATCCCCTGCTTCGGCGGGGGTTTTTGTTTAGCAATAGTTCGGGAACTCCGAATGGTTGGATAGAATCAAAATAAATAGTAAAATTATTCTGAAAAAAATAACAGATTTATTTGGAAGTTATCCCAAAAAGTACTACCTTTGAATCATCGAATAACGACAAACAACTAAGACGAAATGAATACTTACAAACAAAACGGGGAATACTTAGAAGCGCTGGCAAGATTCCCACACATGGCGCATTTCTTACGACCAGAACAACGCAAGGAGTCAAAGCCAAAGCAAGATTTTGACCCGCGAATGTGTGGGGTCATTGGTCATTATGGCTCAGAAGGGCAATATGAGTTAGTATTTACCTCGGCAGGTAAATACTATATTGAGTTTGCTATGTTTAGCCTATACCTTGGTCAATGGTCTAACCGACAAAAAGTCTTTGAATACCTGAAAAAGTACGACAGATTGCTCCATTTTGGAGACTTGGCTATGATTGAGGATACAATTCTTCGATTTTTCGGCAGAAAAACTAAGCCAAGATTTAAGCTAAACGAAGAGTCTGTTTAGTAACCAAAAATAAATATCAACAAACGCTTGCAAGTTATCCCAAAAAGTACTACCTTTGTAATACCAAGTTAAGGGAAACACAGAGCGCACCCCACGAATGCAGCACCGTTTCTTGATACGGGAATAACAATCTAAAATCTAAACCCCTGGGCAACGGCAGGTAATCCGAAGATAAGACTATGACTAACAACAATACATTTTTAGTAGAAGAAAGCCTTGCAATCGTAAAGGCTGGCAAAATTTTTGGTTCTCCTTATCGGGAAGGAGATAGTTATTACTTTACGGTTTACGGAGACCGTAACAAAAAATACAGCCTA